ATTGATGAGTTGATTCAAAATCTTAGTGAAGTTGATATCGTTAAAAACAAGAAAAGTGGTAACGTATATCCTGTTCGTACACACAATCCCGATACACAAGATTTAATCAAAAAAGATGCCTCTGAGGATGACATTGAGAAGATTAAAAAAGATAAAGAGGAAAAATCAAAACCAGATGAACTAAGAAACGTTGACCACACATCAACAGATAAGGCTCTTACAAGAAAAACAACAGACCCAAGTGAAGAAGGTGTTGGTTTAGGTACAAACAAATCAAGAGCAGGTGAAGCAGCAACACATAAAGCTTTGAGAATGTTAAAAGAAGGTAAGAGTTACGAACAAATAGAAGAATATTTGATGTCAGTAGCTAATCAAAAAGATACATATCTTGATAAAGATTGGGTCAAAGCTGCTATATCAGCAACAAAATCAATCGAAGAAACTTACGGTATTGATAATGTAGATGATATAGTTTGGGATACACCATCGGGTACAAAATTAATAAATGCTGAAAATCACGGTACTTCTTCTGATATGTTCATCAAGTTAAAAGATGGTACACGAGTAGGTATATCTCTAAAAAAAGATGGTAGAGTTTTTATCCGAAATGGTGGTCTTCAAGAAACAATGAACAAGATATATGATGATTTAAAAAAATATGGTGTATCTGATGATGTGATTGAAAAGTTTAAACAAAAGACAGATATTAAAAATTATACCGAAGATTTAGAAAAGTCAATCGTAAGTGCAGTAGATAAAATGGAAGATGATTCAGATGTCAAAAAAATAATTGATAAAATAAAAAATGACCCTGAATACGCTAAATCATTAAATTTATCTGAAAAATATGTTAAGAGACTTGATGATGATTTCTTCGACAGAGTATCAGGTAAAAGTGGAAAGAGAACTGCTAATGACATTAAAACTTTAGCCAGAATAGCAGCAGCTCCCGATTACAGAGAAAAAAATCCTGAAGTTTATCAAAATATGAGAGATACTGATATTCGTACTACACAACGACTACTAGAATCAATAAAAGATAGTGAAGAGATTGAAAGTGCTATAAAAGAAGATGTCATAAAAGGTATTCATATAGACCAGGCTTTAGGTTTAGATGAAGATATGAACTTGGATGATTTCATCACGGTATATGGTACAACACCTGAAGCTAGTCAATTAAATGATAAATCTATTATCGAGATGTTCGGTGGTCAAGTTGAACAATTATTAGCAGATTATAAACAAAATCCTTCAGAAGAACTAAAACAAAAAATTAAAGATGAGATTAAATCTCAAATACAAATTGATTACAAAGATGGAGCTAAAGATGGTGTAATTAAAATAAAACACGAAGGTCCTCCACCACAAGAATATCCGTTGTTTACAATTAAGAGTCGAGCAAGAGGTATAGGAGCACTACCGACATTAGAAATGGCACAAACAAGTTTTATGGCGAACGCTTTGAAGTTTGGATTAGATGTTGATAAATGGCCATCAAGACAGAAAAAAGCATTTCTTAAATCGTTAGAGGAAAAATAATGAGAACACAATTACTCTGTACATTTACCAAACGAAACAAACTACACGAAGTAATAGATGTGATTATTACTTGTAATGATATTGTGTTTAACAAAGTTTATGTATTTCAAAATGAAGATGACCATCATCAATTAATCTGTACTTACAACGTAGAGTACGATGAAGATTTTATGCAAGGTATTCCAGACACTATTTCGCTCCATAGGAAGAAGAATACAAATACACTATACACGATTAATGCTTTGAATGATTTGATTCGTGAACTAAATGGTGGTAAACTCGACAAATCATTTCCTATAAAATGGGAAAATTACAAAAATTGCTTACTATTAACAAATGAAAATGGACTAAATAAAATATCAACACGTATATATTCTATCATTGATACAAAAACTTGGACACCAGATAAAAAATAATTGTATTTTCAGAAATAAGTTTATACTTATATGCGTATCAAGGTTATACTTGATTACTAATTAACAAATAACAAATAAATAATAGGAGATATTTAATGGATTTAAATGCAATCAAAAAACGTCTAGGTCAACTTCAGACCACAACAACACGAACTTCAAACTTATGGAAACCACAACCAGGTACACAAGTACTTAGAATTGTTCCTTATAAATTTAATCAGGACAATCCTTTCATTGAGTTGTATTTTCATTATGATTTAGGAGGAAAGAATTATCTTTCACCTATTTCGTTTGGACGACCTGACCCTATTGAAGAGTTTGCTCAAAAACTAAAATCAACAGGTTCTAAGGATGACTATCGTCTTGGTAAGAAAATCGAAGCCAAGATGAGAACTTTCGCTCCCGTAGTAGTACGAGGTGAAGAGTCTCAAGGTGTTAAGTTCTGGGGTTTCGGCAAGACCGTTTATCAAGAACTGCTTTCCATTATAGCAGACCCAGACTATGGTGATATCACAGATGCTACAAGTGGTCGTGATGTTGCTGTAGAGTTCAAAACAGCTGAAGAGACAGGTAAATCCTTCCCTTCAACTTCAATTCGAGTAAAACCGAATCAAACTCCAATTACAGAAGATGCTTCTGTTCTCGAGTCAATTAAAGAATCACAAAAGAATATTACTGAAATCTATCAGGAACAATCTTATGATGAATTGACAACAGCCTTGAATGAATATCTTAATGGTGATTCAGAAAAAGAATCTGAAACCTCTGAAAAAACTACAGAGGCAAAGCCTGAGAAATCATTCGACGCTAAAGAGACATCAGATGCATTTGATGACTTGTTCAATAGCTAAATAAAACAATCCGTGGGTAGTATCCTACAGAATTAAGTGATGAGATGGCTGTGTTTGTACGCCTAACTACCCACTAACCTTTAATTGGAGAAAAATATGTCTACAAGAGACGAATTAGCTGGTGTCTTAGCCGACACCTTAAATAAACAATTCAAGGATATGAAAGTTGCATATTTCTTGGATGGAACAGATACAACTCCCACCGATATAAAAGATTTTGTGTCAACGGGTTCTACAATGTTAGATTTAGCTATATCAAATAAACAAGACGGAGGTATAGCAGTCGGTAGAATCACAGAACTAAATGGACTTGAGAGTAGTGGTAAATCATTACTTGGAGCTCATATGCTGGCTGAAACACAAAAGAAAGGTGGAGTTGCTGTCTATATCGATACTGAGACTGCTGTAAGTACAGAGTTTCTTTCATCAATCGGTGTTGATGTAGAGAGTATGTTGTATTTACACTTAGAGACGGTAGAAGACATTTTCTCAGCTATCGAGGAAATCACAGCAAAAGTTCGTGAAAGTGATAAGGATAGATTAGTTACTATCTTAGTCGATTCACTAGCGGCTGCTTCGACAAAAATAGAAATGGATGCCGAGTTTGATAAAGATGGTTATGCTACTTCAAAAGCTATCATCATATCTAAAGCTATGAGAAAGATTACTCAAATGATTGGAAGACAACGAATAGCTTTAGTGTTCACGAATCAACTCAGACAGAAACTTGGTGTTATGTTTGGAGACCCTTGGACAACAAGTGGAGGAAAAGCATTACCATTTCACGCTTCAACACGTATTAGATTGAAAAACACTGGTCAAATCAAAGACAAAAAGAACAACACTATCGGTATGAAGATGAGAGCTCAAGTCATCAAAAATAGACTTGGTCCTCCTATGAGACATGCTGATTTTGAACTTTACTTTGAAACTGGAATTGACGATGAGGGAAGTTGGTTAAAAGTTATGAAAGAACATAGACTTGTAAAACAAGCTGGAGCTTGGTACACTATGAACAATCATAAAGGTAAAGAACTCAAGTTTCAATCTAAAGATTGGAGTGAACAACTCAACGATAAAGACTTCAGAACTCATTGTTACAACTTAATTGCTGATAAAGTCATTCTCAAATACGAAAAAAACTTTGGTATAGATGATGTGGTCGTAGAAGAGGAGTTAAGTGAGTAACAAAAGATATCTTTCTATACTTGATGAAATCAAGAAGAAGGGTGGTTCTTTAGACGGCGGAAATCCTGACGATAAAGTACTTGTAATAGATGGTCTAAATACTTTTATCAGAGTGTTTAGTGTTATACCAACTACTAACGATGATGGTATTCACGTTGGTGGAATAGTTGGTTTTCTAAGAAGTATAGGTTATGCCATAAATATGTTTAGACCCACTAGAGTCATCATAGTGTTTGATGGTAAAGGTGGGTCTACTCGCCGTAGGAAGATATATCCTGAGTATAAACAAAATAGAAAAACAAAATATCGTGTAAACAGAACTTATGATTTTGCTTCTCAAGAAGATGAGAAACAAAACATGATAATGCAATTACAACGTATAGTTGAATACTTAGATACATTACCCATAACGGTTCTTTCTTACGATAATATTGAGGCTGATGATACGATTGGTTATATCTGTAGACAAGTTTTAACCGAATCAAAAATTACTATAATGTCAACTGATAAGGATTTTCTACAACTAGCTAATGGACGTATTAAAATATGGAGTCCTACTAAGAAGAAAATGTACGACGAAGACTCTGTTCTTGAAGAGTTCGGGATATCATCCCATAACTACATTTGGTACAGAGTATTAGACGGAGATAAATCTGATAACATAAAAGGTGTTAGAGGTTTAGGATTGAAAACTATACAAAAAAAATTACCGTTTTTGAAGGAGAGTCGTATAGTTAATATAGATGAAGTAATTACAGAATTACCAGATTCAAAAGACGTTATAGAATTGAACTATAAATTAATGCAGTTATCAGAAGTTGATATATCAGGTTCAACGAAAACAAAAATACAAGAGAAGGTAAGACAACCAATCAATAGATTAATAAAGTATCAGTTTCAGAAAATGTTTTTGGAAGATAAGTTGTATGCTGCTTTACCTAATCTTAATAGTTGGTTACTTACAAATTTCAATCAGTTAAATCATTACGCAGAGAAAACACATGAGTGAAACATTAACACAATTTGGGACATCATTTCAGTCTAAAATCATAGCTTCTTTAATGAGAGATATGAAATTTATGCAGACTATTAATGATATCTTGAGTCCTGAGATGTTTGATTCAGACTCTAACAAATGGTTAGTCAATTCAATTAGTGAGTATTACGAAGAATACAAAAAACAGCCTACACTTGAAGTCATAAAATATCAAGTAGATAAAATTGAAAATGAAGTGTTGAAGAGTGGTGTAGTTGACAAGTTACGAGAAGTATGGAAGAACATTGAGGCTACTGATTTAGAGTTTGTACAATCACAAACATTAGATTTCTGTAAAAATCAATCACTTAAAAGTGCTATACTTGAATCAGTTGACTTGTTAGATAACAAAGACTATGATGGTATAAAATCTATTATAGATGAGGCTATGAAGGCTGGTACTGAACGAGATATAGGACAAGATTATATCACATCACTTGACTTGAGACTTGAGGCTTCTGCTCGAGCTACAACACAAACTCCGTGGGACGTTATTAATGATATAATGGATGGAGGTTTAGGAGAAGGTGAGTTAGGTGTTATTGTAGCTCCTGCTGGTATCGGTAAGTCTTGGACTCTACAAGCTCTAGGAGCTGGAGCTCTCAAGACAGACAAGACGGTTGTACATTATACTCTTGAGTTGAATGAAAATTATGTAGGTTTAAGATATGATAGTATCTTTACAGGTGTAACAACATCTAACATCAAGTATTATAAAGAAGATGTTAAGTCAAAGATAGAAAAACTTCCTGGAAAATTACTAATCAAATACTTTCCTACTAAAGCAGCTAGTGTACAAACATTAGGTTCTCACTTAAAACAAATAGAATTAAGTGGTATCAAACCTGATGTTGTACTTGTTGATTATGCTGATATTTTGATGCCTACTGGTAACTTTAGAGAGAAGAGACATGCAATTGGTAATATCTATGAAGATTTGAGAGGACTAGCTGGTGAGTTAGAAGTTCCTATCTGGACTGCTTCTCAAGCTAATCGTTCAGCTCTTGAAGAAGATGTGATTGGAGCTGATAAAGTGGCTGAAGATTATAGTAAAGTTATGACAGCTGATTTTGTGATGAGTATGAGTAGAAAAGTTGAGGACAAGATAGCTAACACGGGTAGATTTCATGTCATTAAAAACAGATTCGGTGTTGATGGTGTTACATATCCTTCGACTATCAATACAAATATAGGACAAGTTCAGATATTTGAAGGTAGTAGTCAGTTCGGAAAAGATGCACAAAGTAAGATGAATAATAGTGAAGAGTATATGAGAAAAGAATTAGCAAATAAATACAAAGATTTTGGAAAAAAAGTTGACGGGTTTGAATAAATCCTGAATATACTTTGGTATATATTATACTTATATTTGTTACGGGAATAAAAGATTACAAGGAGTTTAGTAAATGGAAAAATTTAAGTTATCCGAAAAGTTTATAGACAAGTACAAAAGAAAAAGACCGCCTTTCGGGTTCAACGGATTAGGTGAATTAGTATACATGAGAACTTATTCTCGTATTAAAGAGAATGGTAAGAATGAGAGATGGTGGGAAACCATTCAAAGGGTTGTAGAGGGTACCTACACAATGCAAAAAAACTGGATTGAATCACATCAATTAGGTTGGAACGCATGGCAAGCACAAAAGTCAGCTCAAGAAATGTATGACAGAATGTTCAACATGAAGTTCTTACCTCCAGGACGAGGTTTGTGGGCAATGGGAACAGCAATTACAGAAGAAAAAAATCTGTATGCTGCTTTGAATAATTGTGCTTTCGTATCTACAAAAACAATCAAAGAAGATTATTCAAAACCATTTTGTTTCTTGATGGACGCTTCTATGTTAGGTGTCGGAGTGGGATTCGATACTAAAGGAGCGGGGGAGATTGTAGTTAAGGGTGTTAACAAAGATAGAAACGAAGAAGTATTTGAGATACCAGATACTCGTGAAGGTTGGGTTGAATCACTCAAATTATTATTAGAAAGTCATTTTCATGGTACAGCTCCTGTAGGATTTGATTATGGTAAGATTAGACCTGCTGGTGTTCCAATAAAAGGTTTCGGTGGTATGAGTTCAGGACCTGAACCTTTACAAGAAGTACATAAAGATATTGAAAAAGTTTTAGAAACCAACGTAGGAGAACCAATCACAATCACAACAATCGTAGACATAATGAACCTTATAGGTAAGTGTGTTGTAGCAGGTAATGTAAGAAGAACTGCAGAGATTGTATTTGGTGACCCTGATTCAGAAGAATATTTAGATTTAAAAAACTATAAAGTAAATCCACATAGAGACCAGTATGGATGGACAAGTAACAATAGTATATTTGCTGAACTCGGTATGGATTATACAGATGTTTGTGAAAGAATTACAGACAATGGAGAACCTGGTTTCGCCTGGTTAGATAATATGAGACACTACTCTCGTATGAAAAACGGAGGAGATAACAAAGACCACAGAGTAGCTGGAGGTAATCCTTGTCTTGAACAATCACTTGAATCGTATGAGTTATGTTGTTTAGTAGAGACATTTCCAACTAATCACGATTCATTAGAAGATTATCAACGTACATTAAAATATGCTTACTTATATGCTAAAACCGTTACGTTAGGTAAAACACATTGGTCAGATACAAACAGAGTGATGTTAAGAAATAGAAGAATTGGATGTAGTGTAAGTGGTGTTGCTCAGTTTATAACAAAACATGGTATGGAAGAATTGAGAACGTGGTTAGAAGATGGATATGATACAATACAAGAATGGGACAAACAATATTCAGATTGGTTCGCTGTTCCTCGTTCTATCAAAACAACTTCAGTAAAACCAAGTGGTACGGTGTCATTATTAGTAGGTGCTACACCTGGTATGCATTATCCAGAGTCAAGATTTTATATTCGTAGAATGAGGTTATCTAAACATTCCGAGTTAATACAACCTTTAAAAAAGGCAGGCTATAAATTAGAACCAGCTTTCGGTTCAGAAGATTCTACGATGGTTGTTGAGGTGCCTGTAGATGTAGGAGAGGGTATAAGAACAGCGGCTGAACTTTCGATTTGGGAACAATTCAGTTTAGCCGCATTCTTACAGAGACATTGGGCAGACAATCAAGTTAGTTGTACAGCTACATTCAATCCTGAAACAGAAGCTGAACAATTACCTCACGTGTTGAATTACTTTCAATATAAACTAAAGGGTATCTCATTATTACCTAGACACGATTATGGTGCTTATCAACAGATGCCATACGAAGCTATAGATGAGAAAACTTACGATAAACAAGTAAGTAAACTTGGTAAGTTAAGTTTTGTTGGTATTGAAGGTGAAGAAGCAGAAGTCGATAAATTCTGTAACAACGATAATTGTGAAATTCCTGGAGAGGAAATAAAAAGTACTTGACACGTATACGATTTTATTCGTATATTCAGACATCTTAATTAAAGAGGTTCAATCATATATCAATCTATATATTACGATAGACGAGTTAATAAAATGCATATTTGGGACGATAAGTTTGGTCATCAAACTTTTCGTTACAAGAAATATGCATATACAAAACATAGAGCAGGTACATTCGTATCATTGTATGGTGACAAGTTAAAAAGAATAACAGAATGGGAAAAGGGACAACCCGACTTGTTCGAGTCAGATGTAAATCCTGAAATTCGTGTATTAGTAGACAACTATACAGACTCCGATGAACCCTCAGAGGGACATAGGACAATGATATTTGATATCGAGGTAGAGGTTACAGATGGATTTCCTAACATTCAAAGAGCTGATAATAAAATCACTTCTATAGCTTTCAACGACCCTATACTCGATGAATATTTCTGTTATGCGTTAGACCCTAAAGACAAATTAAAATCAAACAACTCGACTGATACTATTGTTTCGTTTAAAGATGAATATGATTTGTTAAATGCTTTCTTCAAAAAATACTTAGAAATACAACCCACAATATTGACAGGTTGGAATGTTGAGTTCTTTGATGTTCCATATCTATATAACAGAGCACAACAAGTCGTAGGAAGAAATGTAGCTGATGTTCTGTCACCGATAGGTCAAGTACATTGGAGTGATTTTGCTAATCGATATAAGATAGCTGGTGTGAGTATTTTAGATTATCTAACGTTATATAAAAAGTTTACATTCAGTCAACAACCTTCATATAGATTAGATGCTATAGGTGAGTATGAAGTAGGTGAAAAGAAAGTCGAGTATGAAGGTACACTAAATGATTTGTATGAAAATGATTTAGAGAAGTTTGTTGAATATAACTTACAAGACGTAAAACTTGTAAAAAAGATTGATGATAAACTTGATTTCATTGAGATAGCTCGAGGTCTGGCTCATCTAGGTCATTGTCCTTATGAAGATGTATTTATGTCATCACGATATTTAGAAGGTGCTATATTAGTTTATCTACGTAAACAAGAGATTGTAGCTCCTAATAAACCTACAAAGGGTATCAATAAATCTGAAAAGTTCGAAGGGGCTTACGTACAAGACCCTCAGAAAGGTAAACACGATTGGGTGTATGATTTAGATATTACGAGTATGTATCCTTCTTGTATTATGTCACTAAACATTTCTCCTGAAACAAAATTAGGAAAGATAGAAGGTTGGAATCCTGAAGAATTTATAGATAAGAATAATAAAAAAACATATTCGATAACTCACGACGAGAAAGTTCTAAACAGATATACTGAGACAGAATTAAAAGCAATGTTAGATAACGAAAATATAGGAGTTGCTACGAACGGTGTAATGTACAGGTCAGATAAAAATGGATTACTTCCGGCTCTTTTGAGAAAATGGTTTGATGAACGTGTTGAGTTTCGTAAGTTGTCTAAGAAGTTTCATGAAGAAGGTAACAAAGAACAATCAGATTATTTCGATAGACGACAACATCTACAAAAGATTGTGTTGAATAGTTTGTATGGTGTACTAGGTCTTCCTGCTTTTAGATTCTATGATTTAGATAATGCTGAAGCTGTGACGAATACAGGTCAGTCATTGATTAAGTTTACACGTAAAATCGGTAATGCTTATTACAACAAAGAACTAAACGATTCAAAAGACTATTGTATTTATATTGATACTGATTCAGTATTCTATTCTGCTACACCTTTAGTAAAGAAGAGATATCCTGAGTTAAATACAAACGATGAAGATTTGATGTCGAAAGCTATATTAAAGATAGCTAGTGAAGTTCAAGATTATCTAAATAAAGGTTATGATTACTTTGCTAAGAAATTTTGTAACTTAGATAAACATAGATTTGATATCAAACAAGAGGTTATTGCTAAGAGTGGTTTGTTCGTAACAAAGAAACGATATGGATTAAAGATTATCAACGACAATGGTAAGAAAGTAGATAAGTTATTAGTAAAAGGATTAGATACCGTACGTAGTAGTTTTCCGATAGCTATGAGAACTATGTTATCAAAGTTGTTAGAGGACATTTTGATGAGTGTTCCTAAAATAGAACTCGATAAGTTTATAGTAAATTTTAAAGATAGTATGCAACTCATGGACTTCAATAAGATAGCTATCCCGATAGGTGTAAAGGGTATCTACAAATATAAAAAACGAGATTCAGTTGTATTTCAATCACATTCATTAGGAACTCCTGTACACGTTAAGAGTGCTTTATTCTATAATGATTTTTTAAAACATAATAAGATTTCAAAACAATACTCAGGTATATCAAATGGAGATAAGATAAAGTGGGTTTATCTAAAACAGAATCCTCTCAATCTTCCTACTATAGCTTATAAAGGACACGAAGACCCTCCTGAAGTATTAAATTATATCAGAACTTATATTGACCCACAAAAGTTGTATGACAAAGCTTTACATAAAAAAATTATGATGTTGTACGAGGCTCTCGGATGGGATGAACCTACAGATGCCTCTCAGACACTAGAAAGATTTTTTTGATTTTCAACAAATTAATATATATGTATATATAGTTATAACATAAGGAGAAATAATGGATAAAAATAGTTTAATCCGTTTCATTAACAAATATTACTTAGATGGTAAGGGTGAGTCCGTCATCTTGATAAGTAATTTAGAAAAACAAACACTTACTACAAAGTGTGCTTCAGATGGTAACTCACTATTATCTGTCGTTAAAATGAGTGAATGGAAACCTGATTTCGATGATTCTAATCTTGGTATGTATTCTACTTCAACTATGTTGAATATGTTAAAGGTATTAGATGATGATGTTGAATTTTCAGTTCTTAAATCTGGTGATAAAGCTTTAGCTCTCAAGATGAAAGATTCAAAGACATCTGCAAATTATATGTTGTCAGACCCTTCTATCATTAACGACCCTCCTAATCTAAAAACTATTCCTGAGTTTGAATTGAATATCAATATCACTCCTTACTTAACAAAGAAGTTTTTATTGGGTAATGGAGCTCTTAATGAAGTTACTGAGTTTGCTGTGGTAACGGATGAATCAAAAGCTGAGTTAGTGTTGGGTTATTCAGCATCAACAAACACAAACAGAATTACGATTCCAGTCGAGACTTCTAAGTTTTCTGATATAGGTACACAAACATTTAATGCTATTCACTTAAGTTCTATCTTAAAGGCTAATGAAGAATGTGAAACTGGTACACTTGAAGTTAGTAGTGCTGGTCTGATGAAATTGTCATTCAAAGTTGATAATTATGAAAGTCAATATTGGTTAGTAAAAACCGCTGGTGTTAATTAATGTCTCATAGTTTGTGGGTAGAAAAATACAGACCTTCTAATTTAGACAATTACATAGGTAATGAACATCTTAAATCAAAAGTTAAACATTACTTAGAAACTGGTGACTTACCTCACTTACTATTATTTGGAAAAGCAGGTACAGGTAAAACTACACTAGCTAAGATTCTAGTTAAGAATATAGAATGTGATTATCTGTACATAAATGCTTCAGATGAAAACAATGTTGATACGGTAAGAACAAAAGTAAAAGAGTTTGCCTCAACAATAGGTTTTACAGACTTAAAAGTAATAATATTAGATGAGTGTGATTACATTACTCCTAATGCTCAAGCTGCTTTACGTAATCTAATGGAGACATTTAGTAAACATTGTAGGTTTATTTTGACTTGTAACTTTGTTGAAAGAATCATTGACCCAATACAATCAAGGTGTCAATCTTTTCAAATTATTCCTCCGTCAAAAAGTGATGTAGCTAAACATCTACATAATGTGTTGTTAAAAGAAAACATTATCGATACAATGGAAGATATTAAGGTACTGATTGATAGTGGTTATCCTGATATTCGTAGAGTAATTAATGCCGCTCAGAGAAACGTCGTAAACGGAAAACTTAAACTAGATACATCAAGTATCATACAAAACGATTACAAGTTAAAATTGTTGAAGATTCTTGAGACTCAGGATGGTAAAACTGCCTTCAAAGAAATACGACAATTACTAGCTGATAATAAGATTACAGACTTTGCTGATTTGTTTAGATTATTATATGATGAAGTAGATTCATATGGTAAAGGTCATATAGCAGAATGTATTTTGATTATAGCTAGATATGAACTATCAGATAGTCAGGTAGTTGATAAAGAAATAAATGCAATGGCTATGTTAATTGAATTATTAGGAGTAATCAAATGAGTATGCATCCAAAAGGTCCGATTCAAAAATCAACACAAGTAGCTGTTGATTTGAGAAAAGCAGAGACTTTAAAATGTGAACATTGTGGTAATTATTTATTCATCAAATCAACCGTACTAAAAAGATTATCAGCTTTAGTATCACCCACGGGAGAAGAGGGAATCATTCCTATCGAAATCTATAGTTGTGGAAATTGTGGTCAAGTCCCTAAAGATATGTTAAAAGGTACTGGACTAGGTGAAGATAACATAGATGTCGAAAAAAGCTAAATATTCTGATGCAGGAAAGGGAGACTCTAACAGAGTTTCTAATTTCAAAAAATATGAAGAAAACTGGAAAAAAATCTTTAATAAAAAAGAAAAGTCTGTTCGACCACATAAAACAGATAACGTCGGTTCAAAGTCCTGATTATTGGGAAAAGATAACAGACGAAGATAAAAAGTCGTGGTCAAATTATATGGTTCATAGATTTCTTTCGATGAACATGAATTGGACAGATATAGTAAATGAATTTCAAAGATATAAATTAGAACCTAAAGAATTATATAAATTGTATACCAATGTTCTTCCTAAAGGTAGACAATGGTTAAAATACACGAAACGGAGAAACGAAATGGCACATCCAAATTGGTTAGTCAATATAGTATCTAATCACGAAGAGGTTAGTAAAAAAGAAGCTATCGAAATGATTGAAATGTATTATCTTACAGAGGGTGGTATGTTAGAATTAGGTGAACTAGCTCAAAAGTGGGGAATCGAACCCTACAAAATAGAAGATGCAGGACTCAATGTACTAGGTAGTATTAAAGGTTATACTGCAGGTAATGAATAAAAGACTTGACTTGTATACGTTTTTATTCGTATATTCAGTTATGTAAATTAGGAGACATATATGTCAAAGGTTATAAAAGATAGTCCTCGTTCAGAATCTAAGGACTATGATGTTATAGAACAGATGGAAAAAGAGTGGCCCGAAATGACTAAGGAGTTTAAGAAGATTCAAAAAGAACAATATGAATTATTCTTACATAAACAACACGATTATGGTCCTGGTAATATTAGTGTAGGTACTTTTTTAGTTACACCTGAAGAGATAAAGTTATCACTTACAGGTCTGTGGTTTCGTATGAATGACAAGTTACAACGTGTGAAGACATTACTACTTGGTGAAAAGAAATCAGCTGTAAAAGACGAACCATTAGAAGATGCTTATCTTGATGTCAGTAATTATGGTATCATGGCTACGATAGTAGGTAGAGGTAAGTGGGGTAAATGAGAAAAACCTTCAACAAAGTATCAAGAGAACATTGGGGTGTAAAGATAGGAGATGAGTTTGAGTTATCAGTTCCTCATATCATTCCTGGTCAACAACCTATACCAATAGGAACAAAAGTAGTCGTTGAAGGTATCTCACACTTTCCTACAATGTATATCGTATCTGATGGTAAAAATCAATTTAGTGTAGCAGTTCATAGTGTAAAGAAAAAGTAAAATGAAAAGAATCAGTTATAGTCAATATAGTCAATGGGATGTGTGTCCCTACAAGTGGAAACTAAACTACGTTGATAAGTTAGGAACATGGACAGATAGTATTCATACTCTTTTTGGTACTTCTATGCATGAAGTATTACAGACTTATCTAACCGTGATGTACAATGACACAATTAAGATGGCTGAGGCTCTTCCCTTAGATGAAATGTTATTACATAGAATGAAAACAAACTATACTAATATTATGAAACGTAATGGTGGTGAAGTTTTTTGTGAACAAAAAGATATGGAAGAGTTTTATTCTCACGGATTATTAATATTAGACTGGTTTAAAAAGAAACGTAATATGTATTTTAGTAAGAAACATTACGAGTTAGTTGGTATTGAGATACCTATTGATTATAAATTACCTAATAATATTAAGTTCATTGGTTATATGGATGTTGTCTTACGTGATACGTTTCGTGATAGATATAAAATTATCGACATTAAAACTTCTACAATGGGTTGGAACAAATATCAGAAAGCTGATAAAAACAAAACTGACCAGTTATTATTATACAAATATTTTTATAGTAAACAACTTGATATACCGATTGACAAAATCGATGTAGAATATTTTATTGTTAAGAGAAAATTGTATGAGAATTTAGATTTTCCTCAAAGACGTGTTCAGACATTTTCTCCTGCTAGTGGTACACCGAGTGTGAATAAAGTCATGAATAGTCTGAATCAATTTATCGACGAATCATTTGTCGATGGTAAACATAATATAGAACGTGAATACATCAAGAGACCATCTAAGAAAAATTGTAAATATTGTGAATTTAATCAAACAGAACATTGTGACTCAGGAGTTAAGTGATGACAACTAAAACAACTTTAAGATTAAAACTAACCGATTTTATTGATACAGATATAGAAGAATACGTAATGGAAAAAGTTGATTGGATTCACAACCAGTTAAATATAGCCATATTACTATACTTGTGGTTCGATGAAGGAGAAGTAAAAGGACCTTCATTAAAAAAGTTTCTACTAAGATGGGAAGACAAACTATCATGTCGTACGGTCATAAAACAAAGTTCTGAATTAAAACCTGATGATTTTATTTTCTTTGATATATCACCTAAACCTATAACTAATATACGCAATAGATTTCGTTTCAATTACAAAACATCATCAGGATTATTACAAGGTCTAAATGAGTTTTTTAATGTGACAAAGTTCGTCACTTCAGATAAAACAATAAAAGTACAAAAGAGAAATGACTACGAAGATTAAAGTAGGTATAGTCGGTAGTAGAGCTTATACAAATAAAAAGAAAATTAAAGATTTAATATTTGATATAAAACAAAAGAATCCTGATGCTGAAATAGTAAGTGGAGGTCAACAAGATGGAGCTGATGGGTTCGCTAAAAAGTTTGCTTTAGAATTAGAGATGAAATATGTTGAGTTTCCTCCCGCTCACTACACGTGGAACATGCATTGTAAACTTCCTGCCACACAATACAATCGACCTTATTATGTATCAAATTATTTCAAAAGAAACAAACAGATAGCTGAGTATAGTGATATCATTGTAGCTTTTATACAACCTGGTACAGAATCAAGAGGTACGAACAACACACTTGAATATGCTGAAAAAATGAAAAAATTAGTGAAAATAATAAATTAAGTATATATTTATATATGTATATATTAAGAGGTTCTTATGGATTATAAATTAACGTCAGTTAAAATTCTAAAAGGGTTATATAGTAATTTCAAATCAAAAACATACGATGATGAATTTACTTTACAGAAATTAGTAAATCGTACAATGGACTTGTATGTCTTAGATGA